GGCCGGTAGAGCTGGCCACTGCATCATTGGACAGCCCTTGCGCAGTTTTGGCTTTGATTGAAAGGGTCGCGCTTGACCCTAGTCCCGATGCCGAAAAGCTCGAACGCGTGATTGCGATGTACGAGCGGGCGAAAGCGAAAGAGGCCGAGCTCGCCTATAACGCCGCCAAGGGCCGGATCCTGAAAAAGCTCGCAGACATCAAGATCGTAAAGAGCAGGCGCGTACTTTGCGGGATCGAGAAGGAGAAGCCGCAAAACGGCAGCTACGAAGCCTTCAAATACGCTCCGCTAGAGGACATCGATAAACATGTGCGCCCGCTCTTGGCGGAAGAGGAGATGGACCTCTCCTATTCCGACGAGTCGCAGGAGGACGGCAGGATCCTGATCCGCGGTCGCCTGAAGCACTTGCCAGGCGGCCATTACGAAGATTCTTTTATGCCAGCTCCGCCGGACACCACGGGTGGCAAGTCGGACGTGCAGGCCGTTGGGAGCACAAATTCGTTCCTCCGCCGCTACATTCTCTGCAACATCTTCAACATCGTGGTCATCGCGGATGACGACGATTGCAATGGTGGTCCAGTAGATGAGGTCCAGACCAAGGCAATTCTCGAGCTGATCAGGAAAGCCAAGGCGGGACCGAAGTTTCTCAAATACATGAAGGCGCGGAGCATCGAGGAAGCCGGTTCTCTCGAGGCCGCCATCGCGACGATTGCCGCCAGCGACTATCGGAAAGCGATCAGCACGCTCGAGCAACAGATAATGAAGGCGGAGGCAGGTCGTGCCGATCTTTCATAATGTGGCGCAATACTCGGAAGCGTATGACCGCCTCAAGCTCGGCATCCCGACGAGCTCCCACTTCCACAAGATCATCACGCCGCAAGGCAAGCCGTCGAAACAGTGGCGGGAATACGCCTGCCTCCTGGTCGCCGAGCGGATATTGCAGCGGAAAATCGAGTTTTATCATTCTCCGGCGATGGAGCGCGGCTTGATCGTCGAGGCCGACGCGGCCGATTGGTACGAATTCGATCAGGACGTCACCGTTCAGAGGGTCGGCTTCATCACCGATGGCGACCACACGGTCGGATGCAGCCCCGACCGGCTCGTCGGCGACGACGGCTTATTGGAAATCAAGGCCCCACTGCCGCACACTCAGGTAGATTACTGGCTTTCCGGGGAAGTTAATGAGCGCTTCTGGCCGCAGTTGCAGGGCCAGCTCTATGTTTCGCAGCGGAGCTGGGTCGACATCCTGTGCTGGCATGATGTGCTGCCAAAGGTCGTCATGCGGGTCCAGCCGGATGAGAAGTTCATCAAAGCCCTCGACCGCGAGCTGCGGATCTTCAACCAGTTTATCGAATGCGTGATGGAAAAGATCCGCGCCATGAATGAGGCGGTCGCGCACGGGAATTTGGCGTTGAAGGCGGCTTTCCGGGCCAGTCTTGCGGTCGTGCCGTGACTGGGCGCGAACGCGCTGGTGATTCCTCAGACCGATGCCGTCTCCCCGCATCCCCCGCAGCGTAGCACGCGCAAAGCGCACACGTAACTTGCGCAGATGGGTGCAGCACCTGGCCTTTCTCCGCCAGCTCCCCTGTATAGCCTGCGGCAAAGCAGCGCCGTCGGAGGGTCGCGCATGTGCGTACCGGAACGAATAGCGGCATGGCGGTGAAACCGGACGATCGCTACGCCGTTCCTCTATGCTCCACCTGCCATGCGAAACAGCACCGCGTTGGCGAGCTGACCTTCTGGTCGGCGCTTCGCATCGATCCCGTAAGTGTAGCTTTACGGCTGTGGGCTGTCTCGGACGACCAAAGGGCGGGGCAGCGCACGGTATTTCGAGCCCGACAACATATCGATCTCGCGAAGGCCTATGCTGAGTAAAGGGCCATTCTCGCTCCCGCAGACAGCTGGTCGCCCCTTTCATTCAGAGTGCGACCCGCGCGACCGCATGTCGGCGGGATCGAGGGTGGCTGGATAGGCCCCGGAGGGAGTACGAGAGGGATCCGAAGCCGCGGTCCCTCCCGCGCCCCCCAATGGTGAGGCTCAGATCTCCGGAAGCAGCCAACCACATTATAATGTGAGGCCTAGAATCTCCGCACCGGAGCCCCGCGGTTCAGCTCTTTTTCTTCTGCGCCTCGAACCACTCCATCGAGCCGGGCTGGGGCTCGCTACGAGGGGGTTGTGGCTTGCCGCGCTGTGCGGCTTCTGCCCGCTGCCGGTAGAGTTCGAAAATGCCCTCACCTTTCATTGGCCGATTTAGCATTTCGAAAGCTCCGCTGCAGGCGTCAACCTCATCGTCATGCGCGAGATCAGGAAAACCCTCGAGAACACGGAACAGCTCCTCGTTCCAGCGACCTCGCCGGATTTTCACATTGCCGGCGCCGCATTGCGAACTGAACGGCCCGAACCGCGTGATCTTGTCTCCACTTTCCGGGGCCGGCTCGACCCTGAACCCGCTGAGCGCGCGGACCAGATGATTGGCCTGGCTTTTGCCCGCCTGCCCGGGATCTTGCCCGAACCCTATGCGCACCTGTTTGCCGTCCTGAGTGGCGGTGTTGAACAACAATCTTTCGATATCGCCCGGATTGGCCCGTGCGCGCACCATATCCAAAAGCCAGTACGCCCGATGTCGGTCCCGACCGAGTTTGATGCCGACCGTCCAATCGGGGTCGTTGAACTCAGTCTTTTCGGTCGCAGCGAGGTCCCAGTAGCGGACGACGTCCAGATCCGTGGGAACTTCATCGACGACGGTACACCACGCGCGCTTGAAAAAGAGCCCAGCCGCCGCGCGGATCTTCCAATTGCCTTCCAGCAGCCGCTCGCGCTCGAGCCAAGGCAATGACCGCAGAGAGGCAAGATATTCTGGGTTAACCCGAAGTAGCGCAGGATTGTCGAATACCTTCGCGGGTATAAAGGTTACGCTGATCGGCCGCGGGGGGTCGACGCCAGGCGGCAGGTCCTCCGGATGTGGCAGGTGTTGAAGCAAGTCTTCCGGCCGATCCGCCCATTTGATCTCGTCCCCGACGCGCACAAAATATCGCAGCACGCCGGCCCGCTCGGGGATTGGGAGCCCGGTCTCCGGGTCAATCCACCATCCCACGAAGTCGGCGACCCAGCTGTCCGCGTCGGGATTGCAAGTTGCGCGGATATAAGGCCGCACGCCGCAGGTAGAGCGGTTGCGGCTCAACATGTAAAAGAACTGGTGCTTTGTGAACTGCGTCAGTTCGTCAAAACAGATCAATGTTATCTGCGCGCCGTGCCAATCATAGACCGTACTGTCGTACTGAAGGTGTACGAACTTGATTTTGCCGCCACGTAGCCAGCGCCATTCGCGTACTATTGAATGCGGGATCCCACCAGCCGCGCGATAGAGCTTCACGCTCTCATCCCACAGGCCTCCGGGATTCGTGATCTGTGGCATCGTGCGTCGGAAGACCGCCGCAGTAAAGTTCGGAACTCGGCCGGCATGGCGCAACGCCTCCACAAGCAGTCCGAAGCTTTTTCCCGCACCGGCCGCACCGCCGTAAATAGCGATGTCGGCAGGCGTGCGCATGAACTCAGTCTGCGGTCCAGACTGCGCAGAGATTATTGCTATGGATGATGTCAACATCGTCATTATGCTCCTCACGCCGAACTCGGATACATAAATTCCGCTTCCCGCGCGGTTATCCTTATCGTGCAGGTCCGGCTAAAGTTACTGGTTCTCGTTGGAAAAATACATTTGAACATCAGGCGGTATCGCCTATAGGTAAGGACATAGAAATCACCTCCTAAAATCATGAGCGACATTAGTGCGGTAGGCCAATGCAACTAACTGCATTAGAAACGCTGGCGCTGCATTCTAGCGTAGTATTTCTCCTGAGTTTTTCGCAGCTCCTCCGTCAGTCGCGGATCTCGGTTGTTGTCCGGCAGGACGATGACGTTGTGTGAACTCTGCTCGGCTCCAGAGCTCTGAATTGTCTTCTCCGGCTCCTTTTCTCGCCAACGTGCTCTTGTCTTCATCCAGAATATTTGCGCTACGGTATCGCCGCCCATCGCCTTCTCGTAGAGCGCGCCGGTGACATCCGCATTCGCCTTGGCCATACCGCGGTCGAGTTCGTCGCGAAAATGCTTGCGCAGCGTTTTGGGGTCGCAGCCGACTGTCCCGGCGATATCCTCCTGTTGCACGCCGCGAGCCGCTAAAGATCCTACTAGCTCGCGCATCTCATCAGTTACGGGAAATGCTCTTCTCGCCATGTGCTGCTCCTAACTGATCGGGCTTAGGTCGGCTTGGTGCTCGTCCGATGGGCTTGACCGATGACCTGACGCTCATTGACTGGCAAGCGAGCATCTCTCCCCAGCCGACGATAGTGGCGGCAAGTTTGTCGAGGCGAGCCTCGCTCTGGCGCGGCCGCTTGTTCGCGTGCGGTATTAACCGCCCAATCGGCCAGCCTTCGACTTGCTTGGCTGGCCGCGGACATGGCGCCCTTGCACCCGCCGCCGATACTCTTGACTGCATTCTTTCCCTCCATACTCGCGGATGCCATCCGGCATCGCATCGCTGGGGATCTGCAGTCGTCGCGGTCGGTGAAACAGAGCCAGATGTTTTCACCGACCGAAGGTTTCATTCAGAGGTTTCCGGATTTAACGTGCTCTCGAACCATGCTTACCGCGTCCCCTCTTGTAGCTGGATTCCAATTTCGCCCAGGCGTTCTTAAAAGCTTTAGGGTAGGCGTTAGGCACCTCTGTCATGCACCGCTGCTGTGCTTCGCGCTTTGTGAGCGGCGCCTCAGCAGTACTGATCTGCCGCAAATGGCGCAGGATCGCACCGGAAGCCGCGGCTGTTTTTGTGTTTTGCGCCGGCCATATGCGAATCACCTCTGCACGCATGAACTGCGGCGATCTCCAAACCAAGATGCGGCGCGATCGCGACCATAATCCCACTGACATCAACTGATCATCCGGGCACAGCCGGAGTTCCAGGTCGTTCAGCTCTGCGGGCGGTACCTCGATCCGCTCGTTGCAACTTCCGTCGCATCTGATCGCTGTCACCCGAAGACGACCGCTCTGCACTTTCCTAAGCAAGGCACGCAGAGCCTCATCGGGTGCCATTAGAAGGGACGCATCTGTGCCCGATGACTTCGCTTTGCCCAGCGCCCCCGGTTCATCGCGATCGGAATAAAGATTGGCGTCGTTGAAAATTAACAGCGAGCACGGATCAAATTCCCTCTTCTCGGCGAACAACGCGAGAGCTATTCCGCGGTCCTCGTCCATTTCCCACATCGCCGCAACCCGCTCCTCGTCGCGCGTGCTAATCCACCTTAGGGTTTCGGGAAGATTCCAATAGGCCTTCTGATCATTACCTACGAGCATGTGGTCATCCTGTGAGTTAGTGAGGTGCAGTGGCGGCTCAGGCCGATTTGGCGCTGAAGCCGCGGATCGTTTCGTGCGAATGTCAATCGGGTGATCGGTCAGTGCCGGCGTTCCCCCGATGGCGCCGCTTGCTATCGCGGCGCAACGCAGCGCGGGCCGAGGTCCTCGGCCGGGTTAGTAGCGTGAGTTGGTCACTTGACAATTAATCATATATTAGTTACCAATACCGCATTTCATCAAAGGTTCGACAATTGCATTGGGTTTCCGACAGAAGCTCGCCGGCGTGGTATTGCAGCTCTATGCCACACCGCCCATCTACCGCCTCATGTCGAGTATGAGCAGGACAGGGCCGTCGCGGGCGTTTTTTTATAGACGGGAAATTAGGGGATCATGTTCCTATTCGCAAGTAGCGGAATTGGGCATTAGCTGAGCCTGAGATATAGGGGGGGAGACTGCCGCCCTTGAGGATCGCGCATGCTGATTTCGCGACCTTCAGCGCGTGGGGGGTCGGGCAGGACATCCCTTCATGCGCTACACTATGGCTGAGCCGAGTACGGCTTCGGGCAAGAGAGGAGTTGAAGACGAAATCTGCCCTGCACCACAGGATGAGCGTCAAGTTGCCGCGGCGGCGCTCCCCAGCGTCATCGGCGAGGCCGGACGCGGGTGGGGGCACGCGAACCTGTGACTACCTTACCCGTTAATCAGCCGTTGTGACGGCATTTATTTACGTTGCAGAAATAGCTTGGGACGGGAGCATGCGATGGGTCTAAACCGTCAGGACAAAGCTGGAGCGAAGCAAGCTTTTGATTGATCGCGATAGGTTGACCAAATTACTCGGGCTCTTGGGATCCGGCCACGATGGAGAGATTGCAGCCGCGGGGCGGATGGCGGACGCGCTGATCAGAAATGCTGGCGTAACGTGGGCTGATGTGATCGCGCCAGAAACAGTTCAACGAGAACTGATAGACGCGCTGCGCGCCGAAAACGAAGAGCTGCGGGAGAAGGTTCGCCGACTATCAGTCCAGAACAATGAGCTAGCGCAGGCAACGCGAGTGACGGTTTATCAAAGACGGCGGAGGGTCAAAGGGTTGGCGACGTTAATTATAGCACTCGTGATCGCCCTTGTTGGGTTCTGGTTCGTTTCTGAACTGTTTGAATAAATGGACAGCGCGGCCGCAAATTTTGATGCGCAAGGACACCGTGTATTGGCCGCCATACGTATTCGCAGAGGGAAGCAACATCAGACAGGACGTCATTTCACGATCGCAACAATCTGCTACGCGATAGCCCCGAGCGCCACGGCTAGCGCCGCCCATGCCGCCATCGCGGCCTGCCCGCGCCCATTGGGGGGCGCTCGGCCGGATGGGTGGGAGCGAAGCGGCATGCGCCGTGAGGGCGGATTATCGGCGAAACGGATTATGCAGGGACCGGGCTGATGACTGTGCTCAATACGGGTGCCCAGCTGGCGATCGCCCTTCCGGGCAACATAGTCACTCACGCGGAACTGATAAGCTTATCCTTGAAAAACGATGGTTCATAGCAGCCTCATGGCGCATACGGTCCAGCTCAGTCCGTTAGGCCCAACCAGAGGGCAGAGGCGACAGAGATGCATGATGTAACCGCGCACGATCGAGGCTACGAGACCCGCACCGCTTCGTTCGCTGCGACGAGGTTGACGATCATCATCCCGACGCTCAACGAACGAGACAATATTGAGCCGCTGGTGACGCGACTTATCTCGACATTGCCAGACATCGCATGGGAGGCGCTTTTTGTCGACGACGACTCGCATGACGGCACTTCAGAGTGCGTGCGAGCACTTGCCCGCCGCGACCCGCGGGTGCGTTGCTTGCAGCGAATCGGCCGTCGCGGGCTGGCGACGGCCTGCATCGAAGGGGTACTTGCAACAGCCTCGCCCTATGTCGCGGTCATGGATGCCGATCTTCAGCACGACGAGAGGTTGCTGCCCCAAATGTTGGTCATGCTCGAGAGCGACGTAGCCGATTTGGTGGTTGGTAGCCGGTATGTGACTGGCGGCGGCATCGACAGCGACTGGGACCACGGCCGCGCTCGAATGAGTAGGTTCGCTACGCGGCTGGCACGTATCATTTGCAAGGTCGATATTGCCGACCCGCTAAGCGGCTTCTTCATGTGCCGCCGCGAGGTGTTCGCAAGAGCGCTTCGTCGGATGTCGGGGCAAGGATTTAAGGTCCTGCTCGACCTTCTCGCTTCCTCTCCTGAACCGTTGCGGGTGCACGAACTCCCTTACATCTTCCGCGAGCGGCACAGCGGCGAAAGTAAGCTCGATATCGTGATCGCCTGGGAATACGCTATGCTGCTGGCCGACAAGCTGGTCGGTCACATCGTTCCCGTCAGGTTCGCCCTGTTCGCGCTGATCGGCGGTTTCGGGCTGCTAGTGCATCTTGCAGCGTTATGGATGGGTCTCAACATATTCGGGTTCGGATTCCGCATGGCGCAAAGCTGTGCCACAGTTGTGGCGATGACCTCCAATTTCTTCCTGAACAACCAGTTTACCTATCGTGACCAGCGCCTGCGTGGCCTGGCTCTACTGCGCGGGCTTGTCGTCTTCTATCTCATCTGCGGGCTCGGTGCCGTCGCCAATGTCGGCGCGGCATCCTATGCCTTCAGCTCGAGCCATACTTGGTGGCTGGCCGGTGTAGCGGGCGCTGTCGTCGGATCAGTCTGGAACTTCGCAATGTCTTCCGTTTTTACTTGGCGTCGCTGACGCGTGCACCTTCCCCGAAGGCCGAAGATAATAATTTCTCTGGCACCTTCTTTATCGCGGCGTTGTGATGTCAAGCTGTGGTAGGCGCTGTTGGCCGCCACATGATTGGGGGGTCAGAAGGCTGAGGTTGGTGCCGCCTCTACACATTGTCGGCCATTGCGGCCGCAGTGGCCAGCTGAACCTGGCCCTTGCCAGTCGTTTCAACGTCAACCGGATCGTTGACGGCGCAACACCTACTCGGCGGGTAATCTCGTCGAGCCGACCGAGGCGGTCCTCAAACAAAGCACTTCGCGCACTCGGCGCGTCGTTGTCCTCTCTGCTGACATGCCGCTCCCCGGTGCAAAAAGCAAAGGGGCGAGCCCCAATTGGCCCAGCAGGCTAGCCGACGACATCATCCCGGAATGGCGAGCGGATCGTCCTCGAACACCGGGCGAGATCAAATAGCAATACTGCACGATATCATCCCGGATTCGCGAGCGACTTCCGTCGGAAGCCGTGTCCAGTCGCACAATTCGCCGAAGCGCCCCGCAGTAGCAAACCGGTGCTGATCGGTCCTCGGGCGATCCCGGTTCAATCGGGAACCCAAGGATTCAATCGCGAGGTGAGGTATGCGCTGCTCAGTCAGATGCCTTCGTCAAGTTGATCCGTTGTCGCGTCCGAAAGACAGTGCGCGCGCCGCTCTTTTCATCGCCCGATACAGTGCGCATCCGCAACGCGACGTTGAGAGGATCGATGCGAAGCGCCGACCAGAAGGTAAGCTCGCCAATCCGATGTTGTTTGGCGTCACGTCGTGACTATTCGGGGCGTCTCAGTCACGGGACGATGGTCAGACTTGCTTGGAGCGCTGCTTTCAACGCCAATCTCCCTTGTGGGACCGAGACCTCATTCGTGGCGCGGATCTTTTCCATGACGCTATCGATAAAGAAGTTGAAGATCTGGAGCTCGCGGTCGAGGATCTTGATAAATTGCTCATCGGGCTCAACCCGGATGACAACCCTCGGGAGCATGTCATGCCAGCAAAGAATATCGACCCAACGGCGCTGGGAAACATAAAGCTGACCCTGCAGTTGAGGCCGGAAGCGTTCATTGACCTCTCCGGAAATCCAGTATTCGATCTGCGCGTGCGGCAGCGGGGCCTTGATTTCCAATAGGCCTTCATCGCCGACGAGCCGATCGGGACTGCATCCCACCGTGTGATTGTCATCGGTGATGAAGCCCACACTCTGAACGGTTACGTCTTGATCGAATTCATACCGATCAGCTGCCTCCGCCTCGACGATCAAGCCCCGCTCCATAGCTGGTGAATTATAAAACTCGATTTTTCGCTGCAGCAGCCGTTCCGCGATCAGGACACAGGCGTATTCACGCCACTGCTTCGACGGCTTGCCCTGGGGTGTGATGATCTTGTGGAAGTTAAAGCTCGTTGGGATATCAAGCTTGAGGCGCTCATAGGCTTCCGAGTATTGCGTCACATTATGATAGATGAGCATCACTGGCTCTTGTCTTGCTGATCTGTTCTTTTAATGTGCTGATGGCCTTGCAATAGTCCCAGACCGCAATCGTCGCTACCTTCGCTTCGAGAGAACCGGCTTCTTCAACGCTCTGGGCCTTCATATATTTCAGGAATTTCGGCCCGACTTTCGCCTTTTTTATGAGATCAAGAATTGTCTTGGTTTGGGCATCGTCGATTGTCCCTCCGGTTTCGTCGTGATCATCTCCCACAACCACGATGTTGAAGATATTACAGACGACGTAGCGGCGGAGGAAAGAATTGGTGCTCCCCACCGCTTGCACATTCGACTTACCGCCCGAAGTGTCCGGTGGGGCCGGCATAAAGGAATCTTCATAGTGGTCGCCCGGCAAGTGCTTCAGACGACCGCACATCATGATTTCGCCGCTCTCCCGCAGTTCGTTGGAATAGGAGAGATCCATAACTTCTTCTGCTAAGAGCGGACGCAGATGTTTGTCGATCCCCTCCAGCGGGGCGTATTTAAATGCTTCATAGCTGCCATTTTGGGGCTTTCCTTTGTCGATTTCGTGTAGAATGGACCGGTTCTTGACGATCTTGATACCGGCGAGCTTTTTCAGGATTCGGCCCTTCGCCGCGTTGTATGCGAGCTCGGCCTCCTTCGCCGTGAGGCGTTCATACATCGCTATCATGCGTTCAAGCTTTTGGACGTCGGCATGGGGGTAAGCGCCACCCTTTCAATCAATGCCAAAACCGTGGAAGGGCTGTCCGATCGTAGCGTGGGTAATAGCGGTTCAACCGGCCGTTCGCCCTTCTCGGTCTCTGGCGTGAGGTGCGAACAGCTGGCCTTCTCTCTCTGACGATCATGCCCAGCTTAAAATCATGTTGGTGATTAAAACTAGAAACCCATCGCGTAGCTACTCTGCCTCGATGCAGGCGACATGCTTCGGCCTCATTATCGGCATCATCCCGTCTACGTACCCCGGTCAGTGCTGCATGTGTAAGGATTTGGGGGTCACTCCTGCGGCACTTTCATGATGAAGCCAGCAATATCGGAAGCTAGCTGATCGCTATGACCGTTCTGCAGAAGAAGAATCGCGTGCATGGCTCCGCCAAAAAAGCAGTTGCACATCAGGGGAAGGATAACCTCGCTCAGGGGCGTGTCGATGACGCACCTGTCGAGGGTGTGGACCCATGCCTCGTTCAGCGAGCAAATAGTGCCAGTGTTTTGCCCTAATCGGGAATCTTGATGTGGGAGCTTGCTTACTTCGCCATCGTCACGGAGATACATTGTGTCTCTCTTTCAGCGGGGCTTTCTAAAGAAAAGCTACTCACAAAACCATGAGCTGTCAATGAAAATCATGTTTACGCCTGATCTTTGGACTCATATTAGCTATATCGGTTCGATTTCAAATAAACGTGTCTGACGAATTCTTGGTTAACCCCGAGAACCCCGCCAGTGTGGCGGAGCTCGGTCGCTATATGCTCGGCTGTCCTAATCTGAGGTCTCTCTTAGACCTGCTTCCGCCACCGCCAATCTGATGGACGTTGATCCTATAGATCAGAACACCTTTCCCCCTTCCTTCAGGTGAGCGAGAGGAGATATAACTTTATTCGCGTCTGATGGGCGCGCACGAGGAAAGCACGCATGAGCGCCATTGATGGCCATAATTATCCGATCGTCGCGATTGACGACCGCGACCCAGTCACGACGATAATCGTTGACGGCGCGCCCCCCGGGGCACTCACCCAAGGTCACCTTCATCGCGTTTACTGATTACGATGTGCTAATGCGTCCGCGTTCGCTCGAGCGCGCGCGTCGACGCATTGGACGTAACTGAATCGCACAACGGCTGTGGCCGCAGGGCGAGCCATGAGTGAACCCGATCTCGTCACGGTCATCATACCGGCTTTCAATGCTGCCCGGACGATCGACGAGACGCTTCGTAGCGTTCGCTCTCAGACCCATCGCCGCTTGGAGATTCTGGTGGTGGATGACGGCTCCGTAGACGCGACGGCGCAGATCGTCCGGAGCCATGCCGCCGAGGATCAGCGCATCCGTCTCATCCAACAGCCCAACTCGGGTGTCGCAGCGGCGCGCAACCGTGCGATTGCCGAAGCCACCAGCAATTATGTGGCACCGATTGATGCCGATGACCTGTGGCGGCCTGACAAGATCGAAAAGCAGCTGGCGAGGCTGCACCGCGACGGCGAGACGGTGGCACTCGTCTACGCTTGGTCTGCGTTCATCGATGAAAACAGCCGGATCGTGGCCGCTGTACCCGGCCCGACACACACGGGCAATGTAGTTGGCGAAATTTTTGGCGGTAACTTTCCCGGCAACGGCAGCACGGTTCTGATGCGCAAAGCGGCGGTCATCGACGCGGGGGGATACGACGCCAGTTTGCGCGCACGGTCGGCGCAAGGTGTCGAGGATTGGCAGCTGTACTTCCGTATTGCAACCCGCCATGAGTTCTCTGTTGTGCCAGAATACTTGACCGGCTACCGTAAGACGGCGGCGGGCATGTCGGCCGACTTACTGCAGATGCTGAGGTCCCGTGATCTCCTCGCTGAGGAAATGTGCAACAGATATCCCGAGTATACGGCGGAAATTAGGGCCGCCCGATTATTTTTTCTCGGGTACCTGTACCACCGTGCCCTCAGTAATCGGCAGGGCATCGGCACACTTATGATTGCGGCCCTACTTATTCGACAGAATCCGCTCATGGGGGCCAAAGCAGCATTTTTTTATTCCCGTCCGCGCACTAGCTCGGCGCGCATGGTGGCGACTAATGCGGTGGATCGAGCGGGGCCGGGATGGGAAGCGGCAACCCGAAGCGCGCCGGTTTCTGGTCGAATTGCCCGTGGACTGCAACCGGAACTGACGCATGAAGCAGCGCGCTCACAGCCACCTGGGGCCTCCTCAGACAACGGTGGCGATTGTAAAGGCGCTGCTGCGATTCTCTTCGGCGCACGCATGGCTGCTGCCGTTGCTGGTCATTTTGGGACTGGCGGCATCCTTTGCCGAGAACCTCGGTATTAGCCTTATCGTGCTGTTTTTGTACTCGATGATGGGTCGCGCTAGCGAAGCGGCTGCAACGAGCGGCATCATCGGGAAGGCTTTCGCGATCATAACGGCGGAAACTGGCGGCGGCACGAGGCTAGCAGTTCTGATCTTTGGCATCGTCGTCGCCAACGCGTTGCTGAGGTCGACCTACAGTCTAATAACAGCCTTCATCCGCTATCGACTATGTGAAACAGCGCGAAACCGTCTGCACGAGCAGTTCCTGCAAGTTTCCTACGATTTCATACTCGCGCACGACCAAGGGCAGTTGTTGAACATCATTGCCGGGGAATCGTGGACGTTGGGGGAGATGTACCTATGTGTCTGCCGCATTCTGATCAACATCTCCTCGGTCAGCATATTCGTCCTGTTTTTGCTGGTGGTTTCTTGGCAGCTGCTGTTGGTCGCCGGCTCTGGCATAATATTTCTTCTTCTCGCGATGCACTTTCTATCGGAACCTGCCCGGAAGCTCGGGCGGCGGATGAGAGAGGAGCACGAAAACCTGGCCGAGCGAATGCTCGTGACGCTGCAAGGCATGCGCGCGCTCCGCGCATTCGGTCAGGAGCAGCGCTACCAGCACACATTTG